CTCGACCCGTAAGTCCGTTCGCCTCCTGACGACGCGAAGCTGTCCCCGAGGTTGAGCCAAACCGTCCCGTCCGGTCGGAGGACGCGCCGGACCTCGCGGAACACGTCCACGAGCGCGGCAACGTACGCCTCCGGGGTCGCCTCCAGGCCGAGCTGACCCGGGGTGCCGTAGTCGCGCAGGCCCCAATACGGGGGAGACGTGATGACGCAGTGCACCGACTCGGCCGGGAGGTCGCGGAGCACGGTCCGCGCGTCGCCGCCGTGGATCTCAAGCCAGTCGTCGCGGTGGCGGAGCGTCAAAACGGCCCGGCCTCGGAGTCCCCGCGCCAAACCTCGGGATTGGAGGGATAGCGGAGACGCCGGTCGGGATAGTGATACGGCCCGTGAATGATTGTCGCGGCCAGGTTGTGCTCGGTCGGCTTGCCGCACTTGCCCTCACCTCGGCAAACCGTCCGATGCCACTCGATCACCTCGGCTACGTCTTGCGGCATACGTGGCCGAGCGTTGCGCCTCACCGGCGTGAGGCCGGTTGTGATCTTCTGTACTTCGCTCATTGTGGAGAGTCCCTTCCAATTTAGAACGGGCGTTCCATTGTTGCCCGCTTGCGCCAATTATAGTACCAGGCGCGTAATTGTCAAACGGCCGGCGGTTGACGAACGTATGTTCTAATTCGTAAACAGCGGCGCAATTGTAGGACTGGATACGGTCGAGGTCCGCTCACGGCCGGAACGCCCGTCGCCGCCAGTCGAGCCAGAACGCGACCAGGATGAGGCCCGAGAGCAGCCAGGCGAAGCCGGCGAGGCCGACGATGGCGCACGGTTCTCCGGTCGGACCGGTCGGGCCGCTCACCAGGTCCTCACGAACCCCGCCGCAGCCATCGAGGCTGCGAAGGCGGAGAGCCCACCTGGCACTGGTGGGCCCTCCGCGGTGGGTGCCGGGGGCACCCGTGGAGAAATGTTCACGAGCAGGGATACGGATTCAGTAACCCTCGACGTACGTCTTCCCTGTACGTGAACATTTCCGTTGAGCACGCCCGCCCGGGCCGAGAAGAACGTCCAGCCCCTGCGTCCGAGGCGGGTCCGCTTGATCCCGAGACCGAGGGTCACCAGTGATTCCAGGGCCGCGTTGAGGCCGCCGATGGAGTAGCCGAGCACGGTCGCCAGCTCGCGCTGGGTCGTGCGGCGGCCACTGAACGTGCGCGCGAGCAGGCGCCATTGCCGCTTGGAGATCAGGACGTTGCGGCGCCAGGTGGGGCTGTAGACGGGTTCGGTGAGCAGATCGTGCCACGGGCGTCTCACCGGTCCCTCCTGACATAACCGAACGTCGCCATGAGGATGTCTACCGAGGGTTGCAGCTGCTCCTGGGTCATGGCGTAGCACGGCCCATAGCCGAGATCGACAACGTGTTGACGGACGACGAATCCCCACGCCCACCCGGCAATCCGCAACCAGTCGCGGCCCACGACCAGGACGTAGATGTCGGCCTTGACGCGGGAACGCATGTAGACCACGAGACGGCCGGTGTCGCGGGGTGTCCACTTGACATCGAGGATGAACGTCCGCCGGTCGCCCTCGGGGAAGAAGTCACCCTCATCGGGCCGTGTCGCACCTCGCCAGGGCAAGCCATAGACCTGGGCGAAATAGCGTTCTGCAGCCTCGGCACGGTCATCGGTTTCGACGGCATCGAACGGGAGTGCGACGGCAAAGTCCTGTTGACCACGACGTTGCGCGCACGCCCGTCGTCCCGGCATGTCATCACCTCGGCCACGTCCCCTTGTCGCTCTTGTGCGGACCCTTGTGGCCGAGCGGCTGCGTGCAGATGCCGAGCGCCATCGGGCCCGTGTCCACGTTGGTGCACCGCTCGTCCGCCATCCGCCGGACACCCATCGACTGCGTGACCTCGTCGTCCTCGTCAGGAGGCGGTGTCACGGCTGTGACACGTCTCGTGACGTGCTCCCCGAGGTCGTCGTCCTTCGCGGCCACGAACAGGCCGGCGGGCGTCTCGATGCGCTCCAGCTGGAGCACGCGATAGGGGATCGTCCTGCCGTCCTTCTCGAACGTCTGTTCGGAGAACGAGCCCCATGCCGTCACGCGCTGGCCCTCGATGAACGCGCTGACGTCGGCCAGCTTCTCGGCCAGCGAGTCGAACGCCTGCACCTTGAAGCCCTTGGTTCCGCCCAGCGTCTCGGTAAGCCGGAATGCGAGCGCGTGGCCCGTGGGCGTGGTGCGGAGCTGCATGTCCGCATCGCCCTTGCCGGCGGACGCGAACCCGATCATCCCGCCGTGATCCCGGGGTTCGGCGAGCCCGCCGCCCTCGGTCCGCGCTACAGGCCTGGCCGGCGCACGGCCACGCGGCTTCGCGGCGGCCTCGCCATCGTCATCCTCCTCGGCCGCGATCCCCAGGATCGCCGTGAGCGCGTAGCGCCGGATGTAGGTGACCATCGAGCCGTACTGCTGGACGCCGTCCCAGGGCGGCAGCAGCGAGCGGGCCTGGAGCGTGGCGCCCGACTCGTGGAGCAGCAGCGTCACGAGGTCGGGCCCGTCGAGCAGCTGCGCGATGGCCAGGCCGTTCGCGCTCAGGGGCTCGCGAACGGCAGCGAGGATGGCGTCGAGCGGGGCGTACTTGTACGAATAGCTCCTGCTCGCCACCTCCTTGTCGCGCACGATGGGGGGGAACGCGGCCTGCGCCTTCGCGAGTGCGCCGGCGAGCGGCCCGAGGTAGCCGACCTCGACCTCGTCGGTCATCGGTGGTCTCGCCAGCACCACAGGCACCACGGCATCGGCGCGGCGCGGAACATCTGCATCGGCTCGCCGTCCGTGTCGCCGTCCCAGGCCGAGACGCCGTGCCGGTAGCGGAGCATCGTCCGCAGGGTTCTCATTCGGGTAACCTCTCGTGCGGGTGTAGACAGCCCGATGCTAGCGCGTCGGTAATCTCCGCGCAGAGCATCCATGAGCGCCGCCGGCGAGGTGCCCTCCCGGCGGCGTTCGTGTGTCCCGCGTCGATCAGGAAGCGACCGTCGATCAGGAAGGTTCCTGCTCGAATCAGAGCAGCGCCGCGATCGCGAGCAGCAGCACCGCGATGGCGAGGAACGAGTCCTGGTAGCCCGGCACGAACAGGGCGCCGGCCGCGAGGATGACCGCGCCGATGGCGCACATGAGGCGGGCGAGCGAGCGCATCCCGGCGGCTCCGTTCACGGCGTGTAGTAGACCCGCAGGCGGACCATCGACACTCCGACATCCTCGTAGTGGTTCGTGGACGCCGGGCCCGTGCCCGCCACGGTGCGCGAGCTGACGAGCAGGAGCTGGGTGAAGCCGCCTTTCTGGATCGCGGCGGCGAGGCTCACGTCGGTAAACTCGAACGAGCCGCCGCCACTGCCCGCGAACGTTCCCAGCGCCTGGGCAGCCCGCGCGGTGTCGAGCGTGGCGCGCAGCGGATAGCTGCCCAGGTTCTCGCCTGGAATCCAGTCCGCCAGCGCGAGGGTCGGGCGCCAGCCGCCCGAGGGATAGGACCGCGCCTGGATCGTGAAATGCACCCACGTGATGTTCGGGCCCGCACCCGGCCATTGCGGGCCGAACGTGGCCGCGAGCACGGCCTTCGTGATCGTGGCGCCGACCGGGATCGAGGACGTGTCGAACGTCACGAACCCCTCGTGCACGCCGTAGACCGGCCCTGCCTGGTTGTACTGGCCCACGTACAGGGTCGCCGAACCCGGGCCACCCGTGGCCACTGCCGTTGCCGGGCCCGTGCGCGCCCACAGGTACTGCGAACTCTCGGACGTGAGGTAGCCCGATGTCACGTCGGCGCCCGCAGCCAGGACCGGTTTCGGGGTCACCACGTCCTCGGTGACCACGTCCACCTCGATCCATCCGGGCTCCACCGTCACCGTCATCCCGAACAGTTGCACCAGGGTGTCGGGCTGGCCCGTGACCTTCACCGTCCAGCGCGCCCCGAACTCGGAGGTGGTGATCTGCTTCACCTCCGCGCCCTTCGGCAGGATCGTGCCCAGCACCGTGAGCGTGGGCGGCGGGTTCAGGCGGTCGAGAATCCAGTACGCCCATTCGGCGGGCGGATCGACGCCGTATGCCCCGGCCGCGAACTGGAGGAAGAACACGGACGCCGTGACCGTGCGGTACTCGTCGGGCGGCAGGATCGGGCCCCACGTGGCGTTGTACTCGCTGATGACGATGCGATTGCGCAGGCGCCCGAGCCCCATCGCCTTCCACATGTCGGTGAGCCCGACACCGCCGCAGTTGATGATCGCCGACGAGGCGGGAGGCGCGGGACCGGCCCGGTCGTGCCAGCCGATCCGGCCGTCGCGCAGGGGGTAGAGCCGCCCCAGCTCCGCGAACCTGATCTGCCCGAGCCCGTCGAGCGCGGAGCCCTCCACCTTGTGATTGCCGCGCGTCCAACCGGCCGTCCCGTTCGGAAACACGCGCTTGGCCGTCGGCCACTCCACCACGTCCATCAGGAACTGCGCCTGCACGGCGGACGTGACCGCGTTCGGCGCCTCAAGGAGCGCCTGGTCGGCCGGGAGCGCCCGCATCGAGAGCTGGCCGATCGGGTCCATGCCGTTGAGGTCCGCGATCTTCGACCCGCGATCCCAGCCCCACGTCTGGAGCACGCCCGTCCAGGCGGGCGCTGCATCGACCGTGACGCGCATTCCCAGGCCGACCTTGAGCTGCCCGAGCAGCGGGCTCGACGGGTTGTCGGGGTCGTACTTGCGGGTCGGGTCGTACACGCTCACCCGGAGCGTGCCGCCCTCGCATTCGGTCAGCGGGCCCAGCGCCTCGGGTGCGCCCCACTCCCATTTCGCCGACGTGGTGTCGCAGGTCAGGTCCGTCCAGGCACCCGATAGGTACAGCTCGATCTTGATGTCGGCGCCCTGGATCACCGCCATTACGCCGTGCTCCGGTCGAGCCCTCGCGTGAACGGCCCGCTGCCGCCGTTGTTGCGCGACCAGCGCCGGATGGCGCGCATGACCTCGGTCGGGTCAGCCGATTGCACGTTGACGTTGATGGTGTTCCCGCCGCCGCCGCCGCCATCACCCGCACGCGCCCCCCGGCCCCGGCCCCGGCCCGCAGGCGCCTCCCCGCCTCCGGGCAGTGAGAACGGGTTGAGGTCGACCGAGCCGATGAAGTTGGCCGCATCGCGGAACTTGTCGACCATGTCCCCGATCCAGTCGAGCACCTGCTTGATCCCGTCCACCACGGCTTTGAGCACGATCACCAGTGCCTTGATCGCGATCACGATGATGTCGACCGCGGGGCCGAGCAGCGGCAGCACCGCCGTGACCAGCTCGCTCAGCAGGTCGACGATCGGGTCGATCAAGGGCAGCAGGGCTTTCATGATCGGGAGGAAGGCACCGCCGACCTCCTCCCCCAGCTCCGAGAACGCGTTCTGCCCCTTCTCTGCCATGCCCTGGGCACTCTCGGCGTAGAGGTCGGCCTGTCCGCTCGCCAGCTTCGTGGCCTCGGCGATCGTGTCGGTTGCGGTCGTGCCCTTCTCCAGTCCCGGGATCAGCTTGCGGAGCGCAGCGTCGTTTCCCTGGTGCGCCTTTGCCAGTGCCGATGCTGCGACCTCGGCGTCCACACCAGCCAGTCGGGCGATGTCG